TTAGTAGAATCAAACTTTAGAATCATCACTTAGTCCTTTGAACACCAAACAACATCAACATAAGGTGGCAACGTAGTAGTATCGTTAGTATCTCCACTTACAGAGTGATTATGGCTACCTCCAGAATCCGTAGTTCCTGAATGTGTATGAGTTTCAGCAGCTACAGTATAATCTGGACCAGCCGAAATTCCAGGCTGAACATTATTAGGATTACCGCTAGTAAATGTATGAGTGTGGCTTCCTTGAGTATCAGTATTAATCGCTAATCCATGTCGATGTGCATCCGAGCCACCAGTTGCACCATAAGAACTAGCACCTCTTGGAAACTTACCATCTAATGCTGTAGCTCTAGTCCAGCCAGTTGGGCAAGAGGTAGTAAACATTGCAATCATTCCAGAAGGAATAACTGCACTACCAGTTGCACTAGCCCAAGTTCCATCACCTCTTAAGAATGTAGAAGATGAAGCAGAACCAGACCCTAATCTAGCAGTTGGAACAGTTCCTGATGCTAAATTAGAAGCATTAAGATTAGTTAATCCAGACCCATCACCAGTAATTACACCAGCTCTGGTGATATTAAGAAGATTCCTAATAAATGAATAATCATCATTAAGAGCTTGGATAACAAATGATCCAGCCTGAACTGCAAAGCAAGTAATCTTTCCATTAGCAGCCTGGTCAGTTTCCTTAAGATGTAAATAAGGAATAGCTCCAGCAATAATTGGAAAGTGACTTACACTATCAGTTGCCGGTGCAAATGTATTATCACCAGTAATTGAGTTATTACCAGTAAGTAATACGGCATTACCTAATCTTGCACTAGGAACAGTTCCTGATGTTAGGTTGCTAGCATTTAACTTAGCAATCTGGTCTCCATCAGCGAATGCAATATTAGACCCATTGGAATACATTACCTGGCCGGAAGAACCAAGAGTTAAAGATACTCCAGTTCCACCTCTTGCTAATGCTACTACACCAGATGAGATAACGGCTGCATCTAATGTAATACCACTAATACTTCCACCAGTAATAGATACAGAATTACTATTCTGAACTCCTAATGTTCCAATACCTAAAGCAGTTCTTGCTGCACTAGCTGAAGTAGCTCCAGTTCCACCACCAGCTACTCCAATAGCTTTAGCTCCCCAAGTAGCTCCATCCCATTCTTCAAAGATATTCGTTGAACGATTGTAACGAATAATATTATTGGGAGGATTAGTTGGAGCACTATTAAACATCTGTGCTGCATCAGTTGCTAATGCAATAATAGCAGCAGGAAATGTAAGATAACTAGTTGCAGTTGTTGGTACGTTCCAATCAGCCATGTTATTAATTTAGTTAAGTAGCAGGCTCGTAAATTATTTTAGAGCTGCCACCAATAACATCATTAGTAGCAACACCAGCTATGGTTACTTTAGTAACATAATTATTAGCTGTAAAATCTAAGCTAGACTTGCTTAATAATCCAGATATACTAGTAACAGTTCCAGCTGCATTATGATAAATAGCAAGATACCTACCTGTCATAACTGAATTAGTTGCTCTTTGAATCCAGAACTCTAGATACCAGCTACCAGCACTACCAGTAGCAATACCCGATAAAGTAATCTGTGTAGCTCCATCAAAAGATAATGTTACTGTTTTAGCATTTGTATTAGCTGCAAAAATACCTCCTAATGACCCATGTAATAAATCTGCATTAGTAGGGAAGTTTGCTGGGGTTGATGTAAATGATAATATATCTGCTGGTGTTGTAGTAGTATGCCCTAAGTTTCCATTAATTTGTGCATAAACTACTGGGAACTTATAACCAAAAAGAGGTAATTTTAACCAAGGACCAGCCCCACTCCCACCAGCGGAATCATATTCAAAATATTTATTAGTTTCATTATATCGAATAAACATTATACAACTCCTCTAGCTTTCCAGGTAACTGTAGCATCAACTCTATTTCCAGAGGAGTCGAATACATAAACAAAGAAACTTGTTTCAGTAATATTATCAGTTACGAAGTATAGTGGCTGTGTTGATATAGTTGGTGTTACCGTAACCGAGTTAACCCTTTTGAATGTCCTGTTAAACTCAATTTCCGTCCCACTGGAGTCAGCGGCAAAAGCATCAGCAGTGCCACTATCCATGTTAAGAGCAACATTAAGGGTAACATTAAGATTATAAATAAAAGCTGCACTAAGATCATCAGAGCTAGCAAAATTCCATCTAACTTTAACATATCTAAAACTTGTCCCAAGAACTACATTATTAGTTACTGGGGATGAGTATGTAATATTGTCGTCAGAGTATGAAATGTCCGTCGTAACAGCCGTGGCATTTCCATATTGTAACTTACTAAAAGAAACAACAATAGTAAGATCAGTAGAAATTGCTCCGAAGTCGAATATTTCCTCATAATACCCACTTGATAATGACGGTTGAAAGTATAAAGTATACCCAGCAGCAATAGCATCATCGATATTAGCCCAACCCATTCCAGAGAAATGAGTTGCCCAATCTACAGGATCTACTGCCCCAATAATTCCTTCAAGCCCAGCCTCAGTAACCATCTGAGCATTAGAGTAGGTTCCAGTAAAGTCAGCATCTAATGTGTCTACGAACTCGAAAGCATCTGGCTCAGTTAAGTTAGCTACTCGTGTTGCAGATAGAAGTGAAATATTTCCAACAATATCTACTGCCGCAATATTATATGAGTAAGCCCCACCAACTAATTCCTGAACAAGCTTAAATGTTCCAGTAATTCTACCAATCTCAGCTGAGTTTCTATAAACGATATACTCTTTTATAGCCCAAGATGAAGTAGGAGCAGTCCACTTTAATAATACATAGTTACTAATAGTATTTAATGTTAAATCTGGTGCATCAATAGAGGAAACAGTAAAGTCTACACTAGTAATATTACCGTAGACATTAGAGATTGAGATAGGTCTTACTAAGAATGTATATGTTCCGTAAACTAATCCAAGCTCTACAGGGTCTAAGTTAACAACATTAGCTGAAGTCGTAACAATTGGAGTAGCAGTATCCCAATCTGAACCAAGCCTTACCTCATATCTAAATCCACCAGATACAAGAGTCCACTTAATTCTAAGATTGCTTGGAAATGCTACAGCCGTTAAATCAGTAATAGTGTCAGGAGTCCCGCTTACTAAATTTTGTGTAGTTCCACCTCTAGAGCTTGGAGGAAACAAAGTATAGTAAGCGTCATAGAAATCTTTTAGTAGTAACTGTAAAGCCATATATGTTGTAGGGTCCGATTTATCCAGACCCCTCAACAAATTGGCAATAGCTGACTCGTTAGACATTTGGAGTTTCAGCCCAAAGAGGCTTTACATCTACAGTTCCATTTAGGAGATTAAATTTATCTCCTGCATTAGTATTACATGTTAACTTTATAGACATCTTCGAGTTCACAAAATTAGCAGGTTTCTGCTGCTCAAATTGTGATGTTAAACTTAATGCAAAAGCTGGAATAGATACGCTCTTTTGTCTATTATAACCCCAGTAGGTAGCTACTAAATCACCGACTCCAGTTACATCTAATACTAAATTACCGAAGTGATGCTGTTGACCTTTAACCTTCTCAATAAATGCAAGCTGAACATAGGATGAAATCTTAGTTGAATCATCAGTATCAACTGTTGAGTCCATCTGATAGATATTATCAGCCAAAGATAGCTTCAAGATTTCCTGGTCATTTGAATCTAGGTCACAAGCAATATGTGTAATATCACCAGGAAATAGCCAGAGATTCCATCTAACCATAGCAGATACAATTTCACCATATCTGTTAAATGAATTAGAGTAATCTCCAACTAACAAGTGAGAGCACTCAGTAGCTGAATCTAATGGAACAGCAGCATATACTAAATACTTCTTAGCATCATGAGCTACAACTACCTTATTAAACTGAGCCTTGTTAATCCTTTTCCAAAGATCCTCAATGTTCCACGAGAACGCTGGGTCAGTAAAGGTTCCTGATTCAAAGCAATACAACCCGCCTGGGTCTGCTTGGAAGAATCTTTTAACAGAGGTTCCTCTAGAGTCGAGAATCTTAGAAATGCCGAATACGGAAGTTCCAATAGCTTTATCAACTGAAACTGGCTGCCATGTATCGGGATCTGTATCTCCACCAACTACTCCATAAGTTCTATTACTAGTCTGGATATAGAGAGTAGACTCCATATCAACAGCATTAGTAACACCAGAGATAGCATCAGATGGATCTAAATAAACGAATCCTGCTGTCTCATCGAATACCTCTACTTCAATAGCTCTAGATACAAATAAATGATGTTCAAAACCTGGAACTCCATATAATACTACTCGATTATTATAAACTGTTAACCCTAAACCAGATGGTAAGGTTGCTCGATTATCAAATAAATAATCAGCTGAATCAACTAAATCATCATCAAAGAAATCAATACCTGGCCAAACAGTAGTAGTATTATCATCAATCCTACCATTCGGCATGAAGAATAACTCATAACCAAATGGATTAGGATTAGCTGCCCATAGAGCAGCAGGAATACCTTTTGAAATTAGAATTCTTCTAGCTACAGTTCCAGTAGGTCCAGTAGGAACAGGATCAAAACCAATCTGTCTACCACCAGGACATTCTGTAACAGCAGGTGTTTCTGGTCCGGGTGCAGTAATGAAACCAGAATCAGTTTCAAATGCAACCATTGAAATATAGAAACCTGCTGACAGATTACCTGAGCTTAGAGAAATTGGAGCTGAGAATGATACTCCAGTAGGTGGAGCACCAGCAGCCTGTCTTAAAGTTCCAGGTCCAGCACCTTGATAAATATAAACATACGAACCATTAATACCAGTTACCCGATTATGAAATGTAATATAAGCACGATTAAGATAATTAACAGCACTGAAGTCAAGGAAACCAGCATCTGTAATAAGAGGAGTCCCAGGGTAGAGCGAGTCAAAAAATTCGCCATCCGTGGTAAGAATGAGGTATCGTGAAGTCTCATTTAACCTCTTGTAAATAAAGTATCGTCGAATGTTATCTAGAGTCAGGATTTTAGTTGAGCCATCCCGAGTCTTAACTTCATTCTGAACAAAAGATGTGTTTAAAGAATCAATGAAATATCCCAAAGGCGCTGAGTCTTCACGCCCACGGGAATATAATCCCTTCCAGTTTCCTAGCGGGACTTGCTCATGATCCCTTAACTGTTGGGTTCTTTTTGGCATTATCTTATTCTACCTTAGAAGTCTGCTTACTGTTTACCCAAGATGTATCAAATCGATTTACATCTGGATAAAATGGCAATACAGTCTTAACCTTAAGGTTGCAGTAATCTTCTGTAGCAGCAGATTCTACAATCTCATACTCGATAGTAACCTTATCTCCAACCCGAAGTGGCTTACCGTCTTTATCGTGCATGACTACTCCTTACCGAAACTTCTTAAAGATCGCGTGGAATTCGATAACATCACCACTAACAGCAGCAGGCATTGCAGCAGCCGGAATCTCTGACATTACTACTGGCTGATTAGTAGTTAATGTCCTATCTGCCGTAATACCCGTGCCACCAACTACCGAAGCTGTAACAGCATCAGCAGTTAAACCAATTGACATATTAGCGCCAATGGTTCCATTCTTAACAGTAAAAGTAGGCTGACGAACAATCATCTTCTTGTTCGCAGCATCATACTCATACTTATAACCAGCTTTACCACCATGAATACGGAATGCAACTGGCTGCTCTGCACCAACTCCAGGAACTGCTCCAGCTAATTTAGTAGCAGGATTTAATGCAACTCCACCAGCACTATAAGTTCCGGGAGATGCACCTAATGCAATAGTTCCCAAAACCTGAATACGCTGACCATCATCCCACATATCAGTAACTGTTAACGCAACTGTCGATTCTGCCATTATCGGTGTCTCCTGCTTGACTTAAGAGTAAAAGCTTTCCGTCTAACCGGCCCGGATTGATTTTGTTTAACTTCCCGCTTAAGTATCTTATTTAATTTCTGATTAGCCTGATCCTCTAAAATGGCTGCTTTATTGGAGTTCTGGCCAATATACTCAGCAGCTAATGCGGCTGTATGATGAGCCAAATAGTTTAAAGAAAACGGCAACTCAATAATAGTCCCATCACTAGTGATTTCTGTAATAATACGATAGTAACGCAGACGAAGCACTTTGCTCAGGGAACTCTTACAGAAAACTACGGTTTGCTCTCTCCAGGCCCATATTCCAATAGAGGATGAGTTATTGTCAACATTAGGTAGAAATCCTTTTTGAGTTACTAGTTTAAAGGAACTATCTAAAGCACCAGTATCTTTTTCAAATAACTCGATGGGAACAATCATATCTGCTGGGCTAGCAATAGACCCAACTCCAGCAGCTACGGTAAAGTCAGTTGCTACCTCTTTATTAACAGTAGAACCATTATCTACAAGCTCATCAGCAAGGTCGTCATTAGCAATCTTAAGATACGGAAGTAGAACTGCATTAGAAAACAGGTCTACATTCACATCATTAAGACATGCCCTTACACGATCCATTACATCAGAGGCAAGCTTGGACATTATTTACCTGCTAATGCTTGAGTAGGAAGTAATCCAAACTCTGCTGCCTTTTTCATATCCAGGATTGCTAAGCACTTTGGGCATCGAATAGCTTTGATATGAATATTCTCAAAGCAAGCCGGGCATTCTTTAAGTTCAGCAGCAGGATTATAATCGATTAACCAGGGAGCATCATAATTAAGTTTCCTAGCAGCATATCGCTGATGAAAACTAATTAACCCTTGATTATGGAACTGCTCCCAATCATTCTGAGCCTGCTTTAATAATTCTTCAAACCAGCGAATCTGCTTAGCCTGAATATCCTCAACAACACTCTTATACTTTGAGATAACTTCTGGAGCTGTAATCTTACCTTCTAAACAAGCCATCCCAGGATGTGCATCATGAGTAGCACAAACATGAGACATACAAAAGTCTCTAACGATAGACCTTGCAATCTGGATAGAAGTTACAGGAACATTAATATGCTGAGTAGTAGCTGGAAGTCTCAGCGTAAAAAATGAATCCTCAAAGTGATGGACAATAAAATCTTTATCCTCAGGACAAGCTGGAAGCTTGAAATATCCCCGTGCTAATCCAGGTTTAATTTCAACAGTCTCAAAAGGAAACACAGAGATAATAGTTGCCTGGGCCATTACTGAACTCTCCTTAAATCATTTAACTTAAATGGATTACTTTGTCTTACAATACGTGCAGTATCAACTAAAAGAGATGAAGCTTTAAATGTTGGAAGCTCCTTAACCGGGTCTGGCTGGTCAAGGATAGCCATCATCTTATCTTCCTTCTCTAACTGTTTATTTTCCTCAATCTGTCTATGATCTTCTTCAGTAAGGAAATGCCTTTCAGCTTTCTCCATACGATTAATCATAAACTCGATTGGCTTCCATTCCAATGGTAAAGGATTATCCTTAGCATCCAAGAATGGAAAAATAGGTTCATAGGTATACTTCTCGTGAATTAAATCATCACGATTCTTATTGGCCTCAACTCTTTCAAGGAGCCAGCAAGCTTTCATATACCAGTATTTTTTAATCTCTTGTAACCCGGTTCGATTACCTAAGTAAATACCACCTTCTTGTGTATATAAATCATAATTACCATATCGCTTTTCAGTCTGTTCTTCTGACCTTACAAGGCGATACTTCACCTTATCGGTAAGTTGCTCTCTACCGTAAAGCCTAAATAATTTTTCGTTAATATCAAATGCTGTCATGTTAGGTTGGGAGAGAGGATTATTAGTCCCCTCTCCCACTTTCAAACTACGTCATGCAAGGATACCAGAGGCCTAAATCCGGAACAAAGTATAAAGTAACAACTTCATACCGAGCCATCGATTTAGTTAATGCAACCCCATAATACCCAGCATCAGGAGAACCACCTGAAACAAAATCAGGCGGTGAAGCAGCATCGAATAAAAAGTCCATCGGTCCTGCGAAATCAGGAAACGGCGGCTTAATATTAGCGATGTCCGTTGTACCACTAACACGAACCAAACGACCGGAAGCAATTGCACTTAAATCAATTGAAGTAGCTGAGGCAACTACAGGAACCGGAGCAGGATTCGTCTTAGTATTCGGAGTCTGCATCCGCTGGAAAGTTTCATTCGGATAAGCTGAATTAATGCTAGCCATCTTATCCTCCTTAGTATCCAGTCGGAACAGCCAGGTTATCAATATAGGACTGCGCAGGAGGGCAATCACAGAAAAGATTCCATGAAGCCACGATATAAAACACCTGCGAAGTCACTACACCACCAGAAGGACCACGAACTTCAAAGATCTTTCGCCCATCAACTTCATAGAAGCCAATAGGATGAAGTTCTGCACGACCCCAATGGTCATTGGTTAAGAAGTCAATCCGACTCTTACTCCACATATACGAGGACTTAACCGGAGCACCGGCAAGCCTCATATTATCAGAGAAGTAAAGATTCAGACCTTCGTCCTTAGCCTGCTTATTGATAACAGAAACAAGCTGACCTAACTGCTCATAAGCCTGCACCTGACAAGGGTGCATCCAAGCAGTCAAAGCAGTCTTGTTATCCATACCCAATCGATCACCAATCGCATTAATTGCACGACGAGCAAAAGAAGGGGCTAATCCTGACGAGCTAGCATTAACACGATTGCTAAGAGCTTCAGGAGTGGAAGAACGGGTAAATCCTAACCAGCTTCCAGAAGTGCTATTGGAAACATGATAAGGAATACCAAACAAGGCAGTCGGGTTTGCACCAGACAAACCTTCCGGAAGGATAAAGTCCCCACCAGTAATACCAGTAACAGATCCGTCAACAGTAATAGTCTTGTTGACTAAATCATAACCGATAATCTTGACAGGTCCAGAAGCCGTCCGATTAGTAGCTAACGTGGAATCATAGATATTAACTCGCTGACCCTTACGAAGCAACTTAATACCATAACCATCAGTACTGCACAGAATGGTATCGTTGGTAATCGTCGTAGTGGACGCCGAGGTAATAGTAGCTAAAACTCCGGTTCCATTCGTCTGACACTGAGATTCAGTCTGACGACGGAATTCCGGCATTGCCTTAGCCATTAACTCCTTGAAAAGATTAATGACAGCTTTACGACCATCATCAGTCCCCCACTGAGCCTTAGTATTCCACTGAATGGCAAGCTTAAAGTGATTGGTATTGATAACAGCCTTGTCATAAGTCTGTCCATCACCAACACCTAAATCTCCACCATCCGGGTCATAGTATCCGAAGTAACCACCAGGACCCATAGCTAAAGGAATACGCATATCTCGTTCAGAGATCTGCTCCGTATCCTTCTTTTCAATAGACGAGAAAAAAGCAGCCTCGTCTAATTCATACATCATGGGAAGCTTCTTACGAACCTTCTCCATCTGAGTTGCAATTAACTGAGTTCCACCAACAGCCATATTTATTTCCTATATTTGGGAGTATCATTCAGGATGTCCATGTCCGTTGTTTTGGACTTGTCCACCTTTTTAAAATCAATGCCGCTCGATCTATCTCCACCGCCTAAACCAGAAGGAACCATTCTACGAGCCGTGTCCTTATTAACTTCCTTAAACTTAATTCCGGCTTCCTTAAGAACCTTTTTGACAGTCGGCGTAAGAGCCTGAGTTGCCCTGGTTAAGTAGGCTTTAATAATCCTAGTCTTCCATTCTTCATTAAATTTTGCTGACTTCGCTTGAGCAAAGAGACTATCCATCCCGGCAAGATGGTGTTTATCCTCACTTAAGTTTTGATCCACTTGTCTTGCTACGTCATTAGTGATATTGCGCAGAGTATAATCATCCAGCTTATATCCTTCTAAAGCCTTCTTAATTCGGCTACGAAGTGAATGCTGGATAACCTCTGTCGCATTCCGGGTAAAGGCGGAAGATACTTGATTCTGGATATCTTCCTTTTCCTTCTCCCATTCCTGTTTCTCCTTATTATTACCATCGGGCTTACTTCTCTCAGGTAAAGGAGAAAGAATATCTGTATTCTCAAAAAAGTATTGGTGAGCATGAAGGGCAGAAGCCATCATGTTCTTATTACCAAACTTCTTACCCTCATGATATAAAGCAAGCAGAGCCTTTTTAATGGGCTTCTGCATAACCTCACCATAAAGATCCGCGCTATGCTTACCAATTGCATCAAGGATATTATGGGCGAAATTAGCTCCACCATCCTTATCCTTCATGACATAATCAATAAACCTCTGAGTATTCTCAGGCTTATCTGATAAAATGTCACCTCTCATAGCATCAAAGACTTCTGCCTTTCTAGCAGAAACCTTGGCTACTTCTGGAGAAGAAAATACACTAGAATATTCTTCATCACGTTTAATAAGATCGCGAAGCTCAGGATTATCCTTAAAGATCCCTTTATATTTTTTAGATAGCTTTCGATATAAAGATTCATCATCTACATCCTCATCTTCGGATTCAGAATCTTCATCATCCTCTGAATCTCCTTCAGATTCTTCCTCATCATCTGAATCTTCTTCAGACGAATCTGAAGTTTCGTCATCTTCGCCATCTTCATTTTCTTCGTCTAACAGTTCTGACTCATTAGACCTTTTAGCTTTTCCAGACTTCCGCTCTGGCTTTTCTTCCCCACCTTCATCGGAATCTTCTTCGCCTTCTTCTTGGCTTTCTTCTTCATTATCATCATCCTGATTTAAAATATCTCTATCTCTATCTCTATTACCAGTATCGGGCATTGGAACATCATCAATACCAGAACTGGAATCATCTTTATCTAACTTCGGAAGATACTTTTCTAAAAGAAACATTGTTATGCACCTACTTGTGGTTGTTTCGGCTTTTCTGTATCACCAACATTATCTTGTGGTGGGGCCGTTTGTTGCATTTTTAACTTAGCCTGCAAATCGTGTTCCTGCCAATGAAGAACTACATTTTGATATCCACCAGGATTCATTAACTTCTCTTTCTGACCCTTAGAACTAACTAAGAACTCCTGGCAGATTTCAGCTTCAACAGCATGATCATCAAAAGGCTCAACAGGAATTGAACTCTTAGGCTGCATCATCTGTGGATTCATTACAACTTCAGGCGGCATATTATTTAAATCTGGCATAATAGGCTGCTGCTGTAACAATAAAGTAATTTCTCGTTCCTGTTTATTCCTATCGCCCTCACCAGGAATAAAAAGTTCAGGAATACCGATAGCCTTTTTGATAAGTTCATTATTCTTAGGATGGCTAAGCATTGACATAACCATTGGGTCTTTTAATGTCAATAGCTGGACTAATACATCCTTAATCTGAGCCCATGAAAGTGGTAATCCATCAGAGGATTCTGGTTCTGCTCTACCAACATTACCACTACCAAGCTGTTCATGATTAACCTGGATATTAGAGAATCCTGAAGCACCCCTCTCAACAAGATTCTCATTATAATCCATCTGTGACGCTTGGATGATTGTAGACTTTCTTACAATCTCAGTCCAGAAGTTGGAGAAGATTTCATAAATAGTTCCAAGTCTCTGTAAAGCCTGTGACTGTGACTTAGAATATTCAGTAGCTGTAGCTCCACTTCCACCAGTAGGAGCACCAGAAACTGTTGGAAAATCTCCAGTAACAAATTCTGCTAGATTCTCATACTTACCATTTAAGGCAGCAATTTCAGGAGAAAATGTAGCAGTCTTTGTTTCGTAGAAATTCTCACTAATCGCCTTACCAACCTCTTTCTTAACAGGAGTAATCTGTCCAGGTCTAGATTCTGTATCCTGATACTTATCTAAATCAAGAACATCTGAAGCAACGAACACTTCAGAGATTCCATGCTCCATTGTCTGGAGTTCTAATTCTGAAATCTCTGCTTGGATATCCTGAATTAATGCTAAGTTAGTCCCAATAGGTTCGCCATGTAAAGCCTGTGAACGAGGATCATAAGAAATGGTCCAATGTTCATCAAGATTTTCATCAACAGCTTCTACCGGCTCATCATTAATGAAAATAACATAGCAACCTTTTGGGAAGGCTTTCTTAATATTATCAACTAAAGTATCATCTGATTTACGTAACAGGTCAAACTGCCAGTTACGAAACCAAACACACTTAACAATCGCAGTATTCTCCGGCTGGGTTCCAATATAAATAGAAGGATACCTAACCCAGCTATCAGTTGTTGAATCTGAAGTCTTAGGGTTAATATCCTCTAAATAAGGAGGCTCTCCATTAGGACCAGGAACACAATAGATAGAGCGAAGTAATGCAACTGACTGGTCAAATCGAAGGATTAAATAACCAACATGGTCCTGAATACGTGCAGAATATGGAACCTTTACATTGATAGGTCCGAATAAATCAATTAATGTCCTAGTCTTAGTCTCTCGAACAGAATTCTCAACAGGAATCTGGACAGACTTATCTACAGTTTCTGTATTATTCCTATTTCCACATTCTGGACACTGAGCATCTTGTGATTCTTTAGGACCAGGCCCAAAGTTATAACCACAATCATAACAATAATGATCAGTATATGGAGTCTCCACCATATCCTGAATCACTTTGTCATAATAACCAAATGCCCTATCCTGCTTGGGATAAGAATAAGCGAAACAAGTTCCCTCATTAAACAGAATCGTTATAATCTTGATAACAGCGAGTTTAGCCTTGTTATGCTTTTGAACAATCTTCGCAAGATTAGAATAAGCTTGAGCTGTATCAATATCGTCAGCATTATCAGCATCGTTGGGGAAGAAAACAACCCCAGGGACTTTGACAGATAAAGCAGCAATAATAGATTCTGCGTGAGGTCTATAAATATTAACAATCCGAGGAGGAACACCGCCATTTTCAAGCTCGTCCCAATTCGGAATCTCGAAATCTCCCGTTTGTTCATTCCAAAAAAGATCTACAATATTATTGAAATAAAATTGTAAACGCCTAGCCTTTCGGACTAAAGCATTATGAACGCCAGAATCTTCTATTTCACATTTATGAAGGAGATCCTTAAAGAATTCCTTGAACTCATCAGGAATAGAATTAGGCTGCTGAGGTGCAGGCTTATCCTGTTCCTGATTCATATCAGGTTGTTCCTGACTAACTTCTGGATTAACAGAACCGTCAATCATTATGATTCCTCAACCTGATCTTTTTTCTTACGAGCTAAAGCCAAATCTCTTCTTCTCATCCAAATAGGTTTATAACCGCCAATTGGCTTCTTTTCATTAAACTGGGGATCTACTACAACTGGCTCATTCGGCTCTAACTTAGCTTTTAATTCTGCAATCTGATCTTCTAGATAAATAATAAACTCGTCTTTAGCTTTACATGCCGCGCACTCTACGAGACGGTCTAAAACCTCTGCGTCTAACCGATATATTTTTCGTCGACTTCTTTGCTTCCAGATGTTCCATGCGGCGATAAAAGGCTGTCGGATCTTGAGTAGAAAGCTTATCCACAGCCTCTTGAGCTTGCTGAGCCAGTTGTAATTGTTTTGCATGAGTAACCTGGTAATCTTTAATACCTAATAACAATCCACGAAGTGTATCGTAAGGATCATCACCATCAAATTCTTTAACATCCTCTGCCTTCTTACCCTCTTCCGGTGAATCCGCATATACACACGCTGGGATTGTCTCAACTAATAATGGACAAGCTTCCTTGTCAATCTGTAACCTTGGAATATCTGTCTCTTCTTTTTCAGCTTCAAATAAAGCCAAATACTCTGCGTATGCCTTAGACCCATAAAGGCGATTAACCTTCTGGGCATAATCCATATCTAGCTCACCAACATGCTTCCTAATATTCTCTTTAGGAGTCCAACGAAGGAACTCATGAATTGCCAGCTTACCATTTAAACGATTACGTTCTGATAACTCTACAGTTGCTCTAATCTCAGCCTTACGAACAGCCTTAACTAACTGGTCATAAATAGTAAACGGCTCTCCACGATTCTGAGTAGCCGAGTGACAAATACGAATCTTCTGTATACTTTCAAATTCTTCTTCGGGTGTATTCTTAATAAAATCAGTTAACCAATCTACAGTTAATTTCTCTTTTTCCGCATACTCTCTGTAAACGTAAACTCGTCCAGTAGGAGATAAAGCGGCCCAATAAATACATGTATAAGCAGCATGACCCCAATCGATCGCAATGAACCTAGGCCACCAAGTCGGGATGTCGAAGCTTGAATAGATATGACAAGCATTACTAGGTTCATCAGAAAGAGGCTCAAGACGAAATTCTTTAAATACCTGACCTTCATATGTATCCCAATCACCGTAAAGTTTAGCCTTCTTCTCAGCTTCCGGAAGTGACATTAACTGCTTAATGTATTCTGGATTTGCATCTAACAAATGTCGATTATCATGAATCTTAGCTGGAATAAATAATCTCTTTAATCCAGTCTTAGAATCAATAATTAACCTATATCCATCCTTATGTGGCTTAACAAACCTATTCTTAAAATACTGATGTCCTACGTTACCAGGATTAGTTCCACTTCTTGCAATAGCTGGTAAATCACCAGTTCTAGAACGTAGACGAGACATCACCAAGTATGAATATTGAAACTCAGTAAAGTGGGTAGCCTCGTCGTATGAAATTAAATTATACTGATCAGAGTCAAACTTTCTAATGTCGTCCTCTTTATCAGCACCACCAAAGTATTGCTTAGCTCCAGAAGGAAATTTCCATACTTTCTTAGTTTCATTAAATACTGCACCAAGAGACGGATAGATTTCCTTCGAGCGAGAAATTAATTCTGTATCTAACTGTGTTAAATTACGACGTAAGATAATGCCCTTATACAGTGGGTGCTCATGGAACTGATAAATTAATGGGAGCCAGACAATTAATTCTGTCTTTCCAGCTCCAGCAGCCCCACCGTATAAGGCTTCCTTAACACTCCACGGAATAGAGATAAAATCCCCCTGTTTCTTGGTGGGATTAAACTCCCTATGAACAGAGGACTGAACCTCTACCCGTGGAACAGTGTTAATGGAAACTGACATCTTAGTTAGCCGGAGCTTGTAATTCTGCCGGAGCACCAAGAGACTGAATCAGCTTGACTGTTGAAATAGAATCATCAACAATCTTATCATAGAGGCTTAATGTCTCGTCAACATCAATAGCTGTTCCATGACCTCGTGCCTCAGAAACAGCATTAGCTAACTTAGCACTAACCTCTAATACCTGCTTACCAATAACCCTCTTATCAGCTCCAGGCTTCTTAGAGTTCTCAGCAACAGATAATGCCATAACATACAATGGCACAAAAGGAGCAGTTGCTGGAATTGTCCCTAAAACTACCGGAAGAACCTGGGTTAAAATCTGCTTAAAATCCATTACTTGTCCTCACTTGGAATTAACTTACCACCTACGAATGCTGCAATAACTGTACCTAGATGAGCACAGAATTTTGCAACAAAACCTGGAGTTGATAATTCTTGCCATGTATTGATATTAGCAATCTCTACTGATTCTAAAGCTAACATCATTCCTAAAGCTGCTAAGAATAAAACCCAACCTTTACCGTGATTCGTCATTGTCCTAGTCCTAAATCAGAGCTGGCTTATAAAGGTAGCCCACCGTTGATAGCCGGCCGGGTCATTAATAACTAAAGCTCGATGCGTGTGCATCCGATTCTTTGTCAAAGGCTACTGCTGTCCAAGATCGCCGGAGCTGTTTGCCTGCGGCGCTGCTGTAGTGCCAGAGCCAGGAATCGCGCCTTCCGGCGCTTTGCAGCCTTTATGAATCAATACACAACCAATCTTCTTTCCTAACACTTTAGTTCCATGAACTACTTGACCACCAATCCAGATAGTCAAAGTAATAACAACAATGATTAATAATGATTGAGGAGTTAATTCATCCATCTCGTTTACCAAAGATAATGTAAGCTCGCCAGCAAACGTGATTACCTTCTTTATCCTTAACTTCGAAAATCTTTTGTCCAGACTCTGATTCGTAAAATTTAACAGTATCAGGAGTAACCTTACTAATTAACTCATCAGTAAGATCCACTGGAATCATATAACCTGGATTATCCATTCATCCACCCATCAACATCTTTACCTTGATAGTTATAACGTCGCATCTCGTTACAGAAATCAACCTGAACAGACTCTGGCTCAGTAGTATGGAATGAACGACGAGCACGAATTTCAAATGCCCAAACAAACATTCCAGATGGCCAAGCTCCAGCTCCAGGTCCTAAACGAGAAGTAAAATCATTTACTAATTCTGAACTAGCATTAACATCATCATCAATATCACACTGGACTAGAATACCATCTCCGCCAATAGCTTTAAACCAAGTATGCCACATTCCATTTGCATCAGCCCGTCCAGCAGCTACTGGCAGAGCGAACTTATTGTGCTTGGCACAGAAATGGTTTTCGTCTTTGAATCGCTCTCCGTCCACTGGACAAAAATAGAATGGAGTCGTTCCAACTCCGCTGGAATGTTTCGGGCCAAAATGGCAGGCGAAAATAGAACCATATTTAATACTCTCAGCAATAATCTCGAAGTCCCCACACATCTTATCAGTATCATTCTCATCAATCTCGTTAATCTCCCACTTGGGCCACCAGAATTTAATGAGATCGGTAAGACGATAGAAATCATCAGATGGTCTATCTTCCCAATCCTGCATAGCCGCAGCCATTGGAATAATACCATCATACCATAACTCTTTAATTCTTCGACGTCGCTCTTCTAATGAGAGATTAATATCAGGGAAGTATGACCCGTAAATCTTACCATTGTAAGGAACGATAGGCATATGAGTATACCCACGATCCTTATAAGCAGACCGGATTAAAGCCCGCTTATCATTATCATAAGATAAATAAGCTGGGGTATAAACCAGGTCATTATTTAAAGGCCCAATTCCTGGGATAATCATTCCACAGAAATTACCTTTAACTTGCTTGAGCTGGTCAATAGTAACAGTATCCCAAGGTTCAGGTTCTGGCTTGGGTGGCTTTACCTTAAGAAGATAAACAAGCTGGTAGACATCTTTGCTCATCAGAGTTACAATAGAGAGATCCTCATAATCTGGATGAGTGATTTCAATCAAACAAGATGTAACCCGCTTATGAACATTAGGAATAGTAGCAAATCCTTCCGAGCCACTAGTAGCCCAATATTCATCATTAGAAGATAGGGATTTAAGATGGACAAGGGCATTAATGATGGCTACATCACTTGGCCCATCAGTATAAATAGTTAGTTTATGCCAATCGGAACCTGGTTTATCCCATTTGCCCATCTTAAAATCCCTACTTTCCTTCCGTGTACTCTTTCCACATTGTCTCGACTTTAAGTTCAATCTGAGCTAATCTACCAGATAACTTAAAGCCAACGAATAAAACTGAAACGGCTTCTAATAAAGTCCCAAGACTAATAGAGCCATCCCAATGAATGCCTCCAAACATACTAGTCTCCCAGGACAGTTTGAGTATTTAATTTACCAGTAACTCCAGAACCACCAGCCCCAAGAGTTACAACTAAATTAGCTCCAGCTGTAACTGGAATATTAAGGTCAGTATATCCACCTGGTCCAGTAGCTGTAATATCTACTTCAAAGATATCAGTGGAACCGTCTGTAATAGTCAACTTACCAGTAACAGTGCCACCAGCATATGACCACTGAACAGATTTAAGAATCCACCTGCGCTTAGATACTCCAGTTTTAGTAATAGCTACAGCATTATTACTACTAGCTGTACCTTTATCCTTAACGATGTTATTTGGATCGTTAACTAACTGTTGAATAATCATAATTATCCTAATTCCGGAACACAGCCACCACCTGTTTTACTAGACATTCCAGTCATTGCACACCAGAATGTAGTATCACTAGGAGTAGGTGGAATCCAGTCAGCATCGTCCCAAAAGAACATCCACATTGCTAGCATTAATCAGCACCTAAGAAAAAAGCAGATTATACGGAGCAGAAGGGACCGGGACCGGTGTTCCAATAAATCGAAAAGAGCACACCGTTGACTTATTATCTGCCGTAAATCCACCTTGATTATCTGGGGCAGCAGCAGAGATAACAACAGTATGATTACCTAAACTTAAGCCAGCCTGGATAGGAGTAGAACAGACAAAAGGAGCGTGGCCATTAGAACTATTAACACAGGTAACAGAGATAACATTACCAGTAGTGGCTCCATCAATATAAGCCTTATACTGGAAGCTGTTAACCTGTGAAAGAGTTAAAGTAGTTTCAGTAGCTTTGCCCTGATTCCAGGTTAATTTCATCCCAGTAGTAACATCCTGACTCTGGGCATAGATAGAAACCGTTAAACAGAGAATAGCAAAAGCTAAACCACCAAAGAATGACTTCATTATCCTACTCCTAGTAAATTTAACCTACTCAAAAACGAAGTGGGAATTATGTTCCCTGCATTAAATGTGCCAAGTATATTATTAATATCCATATACATACCGAATACGTAATTCGTCGGGGTAGTATATGTGGAATCAGTTCTTGATGCTACTAAACTCCAGGCTCCAACTCCAGAGGCCTGTCTATATATTTCTATCGCTGACCCTAATCTACGAAATCCTAAATTATCACCAGTAACAAATGCCGATAGATTTATACTAGTGACCCCTAGTTTTGTCTCTACTCCAGCATCAACCCTTGCAATAAATGTCCTAGTGCTATCACTCGTATCAAGCTGGAAATAATAACCGTTACCAAGTTCACCAGCTGCTGTTGTAAAATATAAACTAATCTGACTAGCAAGATTAACAAGAGGACACCAAAAATCAACATCTGGTCCAAATGTCCCAGCTACCCAATCCATTCCAAAATCACTTCCACTAGCTGGCTTTAATTGTTTAGAGACAATTCCTCCAGATCCGCTTAATACATTCCAATTAGACCCAACTGGCCCATCTGCTCTATTCCAATCATCTAATATTCCAACAGATGGGAATGCCATTATACTTCAACGTATACTAACTCTCCACCAACTGCAATTGCAGCTGAGAGGTTAAGATTTAGTAATGTATTGGCAGAAGTCTCAAACCAGCCAGCAGGATTAAATGGTGCAACTAATCCCATATTAGCAACACAATACTTTAATCCAGTTAAATCAGTCCCGCCAGCCCCATCCTGAAACTTAGCATTAACAGTTCCATTAGAGATGAAGTTATATGCAAGGACTCGAATCTTTTTAGAAGTAACAGCAGCTACTAAAGTATTATTACCTGAACCAGATGCAGCAATCTTAGCAAACTTAGGGGTTAATGCTGTAGTTCCGTTATAGATAACATCAGTAGCTAATCCAGCTGCAACCTTACCGATTAAAGCAGTTCCAGTTGCAATAGTAGCAGTTACTAGAAACGACCCAGCCGTAATAGCTAATGAAACTAATCCTCTAAGATATTGCTGGATAGTTCCATTAGCATCAGTAATTACTTTAGCACCTGATGTAGTTCCAGCTACTCCAGCAACAGCCGCAAGATTTCCACCAGATTCTAATGCTAAAGCTGAAGTATTTAAATTGGTTCCAGCATTAGCAATGAATGCTGTATTACCAATTGAACCGCCAGCCTGGAATGGAGTTCCGATTGCTGAGATTAAAGATGTTAATCTCTGAGCAATCCTCTGTAATCTTCCATTCAATCCAGATGAATTAGTATCATTAGTTGGAGCAGTCTCTGTTAATGCTCCTACTTTAGTATCAAAGTCAGATTCTGATAATCGACCACCTAAAGTAGATTCAGTAGCAGCACCAGTTGGTAAGGTAGAAGAAACTACAGTAACATTATCAGTATCAACTCCAGTAATCTTGGAATCAATACTTTGTAATGCTGTAATCTCATCATCCTGTTTAGCAGAGGTAGCTGCACCTGAAGGTAAAGGTAATGATGCAGCAGTAACTGGTAAGGGATTAGAACTAGATACACCAACTGGACCACCTGAAGCTGGTAATCCAATTCCAACTAAATCAATATTCTTTGTTCCAGCTCCAGTATCAAAGTCTAATGACTGTTGACCTTTGGTTGGTAATAATCCATCAGAACCAATAGCAACAACATTAGCATCAGTAGATGGATCTCCAACTACTACAACCTGCCTATGTTGGCTATTAGCTGTTACCTGTGTATCTACCTTTTTACCAGTAGAATCAGCAGGAACCTGGACGTAATCTTGTGACATTATCTAGGTAACTGTTTACAATTGACACAGAGACGAAGGCCATCATGTGTCCGAGCTGTATTTATTGGAAGGATATCATTACACTTCTGACAAACAGCTTCATCATAAATAACTTGCTGAGGCTTACTTAAACTTCTACGAAGTCTTTCTAACATAACTCCATTATGCTTATACCATTTATTTGCATTTTGGATGAAGTTGTAGACCTTATATCCAGCTATTGCCAGAATAAGATTAACAACGATGCAATCAAACAGTAATAGTTTTGTAAGCACTTTCTTCTTTCATCGGCTGGATGTTAATCACAACCATCTGCTTATTACTTTTTCCGCCACCCTCATCATTACCATCAATAGTATTCAGAATATGATTCATATCCTTAGCAATCTTACTAGCCTCAACTGCATCAGTCTGATCTAAGTTACCAGCTACATGAACAATCGCCTGGGTAAGATTATCTAGTAACTGCTTCCTTAATAAATTCTTATCCTTCTTAGTCTCACCTTCTACTTTATCTCTTAAATCTGTATCTAACCTAAGCCCACCAACTAATCCTTTATTAGCATTCCTTACAGTAACAACAGAAGTATCTAATGCCTCAGCAACATTCTTAGCAGAGTCAAATTCAAACATAACTCCAGCCAGGACTCTTTCTTCATCAGTAAGTCTCGGCCGGCTCTGTCTAACTTGTCTCTCTTTTTCATTAACAACTAATTCAGTGGAGGTAATCCTCTGGATTAGTTGATCTTTAGTGATATACATATCTAAATATATGAGACTCTACCTACCAAGTCCTCACCTCTTATACCATAACCCTTAACCCAACGCAACACGAAAATCCTAACAAAACCATATGTCCACAACTGTCCCGAACTATGGACACTCCATCATAATTCTCTATTTATTTTTTCTTTTAATTTAATAGTTCCTAATTATGAGACTCTATCACTCTCCTATTTTATGTCCAGTCTCACGAGGGATTAATATTCCCGCGCGAACTTATAGATATGAGACTCTAATAAAGATGGTGTATAGGGGGGAGGGCTTTTTATTTTTTGGGCGCTTTAGGTCATATGCAATAAATGTTATAACAATTATATCAAATGACCTATTCAATATTCTATGTGATTTAGATATTGACATTCATATTGACCTATGAGACAATGTATCCACGGTTGATTGATTGATTGCACATTGCATGTATCAATCAGGCTGGCGGGAATAAGTAGACCTGGTTAGGTTAGTCGGACGGGATGATTACAAGGCCCCATTAATCTTCTAGCCTTCCGGTCTACTGAAAGAAAAAGGTTGACAAGCGAGTAAGACCTGAAGTAGAATTTCTTTAGTTGATTGAAACCGGATTGAAACGGTAAGCCGGGTAAATCAACGGTCAGCGGTTCTTTGACAACTGAATAATGAGATTGTGGATTCTCTAGGTTGCCTAGACTTGGAGAATTTATGAAAATCAATTGGCTACAGTTGGAAACCCGGATTAACGGTGTTTTGAATACTGCTAGGGATTTACCGGCTGATAAAGAATCAGTCTACGATCTCGCTATTCTTATGGAAGAATTAAGCGAGATTATGGGCCAAGAATTGGGTAGAGGCTATGTAATTGGAGAAGGCTGGTCTACTAGATTTATCGGAGACTTGCCAGATAGAAAAAAGTAAAATCAATTCAGGCAACCTATAGACTCCACAATCTAGTGAGAGTTCTTTACAGGAGAAAACACAATGGAAACGAACGAAACGAACGTGGAAACCCTTCCAATCGTCCTGCACGAGACTCGCATTGCCCGTAGAGGTAAAGGTGCTAAGGGTAGTGTGGAATGTCAGACAATTGGAAAGCCGGTCTGCCCTGAAGGTTCTTTGATTGCCAAGACTTTCGATTACTCGGATACGGAGAAATTCGATACCGAGCAATTGATTGAGAAGGCTAAAGAACTCGGAAACCTTAATCGTATCCTTGCAATGGGTATGGATATGATTTTGCGTAAGTCTGCCATCGCATCTGGCAACGAAAAGACTATGCTTAGGATGCGATTGGTTAAGGAGGGATTGGCCGATAAGAAATCCTCTGTCGCAGTTGCACAAGCAATGATTGCAGCTCGGAATGCTATGGGCTTGTCATTCGACGAATTGATTACCGCTCGGAAGGCGAAAATGGAAAAGGATAAGGTAGCGTCAGGGGCAAAGTAATTGCTTAGATTCTGTTCTGGATTAGACTTAATATCTACTCCAGAACAGAAATGTGAGCAATCACAGAGAATCCAAACCTTAAAAGTAGTGTGAAAACGCCCCGTCCTAAAAAGTGGACATAGGATAGGGCATTTAACAAAACGTCAATGACGCGAATTCCATGCCATAAATTTTCGTGAATTTTTATGGTATCCTTATAGTAACCATATGATAACCTTATGGTATCTTTATGGTCCCTATATGGTATGCGTCTGACGCTAAGTGCTTGATACACAAGGGGTTAGCCTTGACCACACTCCCTCTTACCCATGATTTTTCATGGGCTAGTGTCCTCTTTGGGTGACACGTTTTTGTGGGGTTGTTCTTATATTATATATAAAAAAATATATAAAAAGAACAACAAAACCCAATAACTACACCTAAAATCTAGACCTAAAGATACAAAAGAGAGGTGTCCTCAACTTGAGACACTTGACCATTTTGGAGTGTCATGGTAGGATAGGGGGGAGAAGGCTAACTCTAGGACGGTCAACGGGTTAGCAGGGAATCGATACCATATAGACACCATAAGGATACCATATAGGCCCCATATACACACCATAACAGTACCATAAGGTTAGGCGTCAAAATATTGACATTGGGTTAAAAGTAGTGGTTTAAGCATGTAAAGATATTAGAAAACATGGTAAAGTAGTGTCAATCGGTCGGGCGAGACTGTCCTAAATTGATTGCATTTTGGATTGTAGTTACTAGCAAAGGTTAGTAGCTAAAACTAAGAATACAATCAAAGAGGATAATTATGGTTATTCAAGGATTTTACGTAGTTGTTAAAGAAATTTCACAAGGTATTATAGTATGGTTTAGATATTATAACGATACCGTGCTGATTCGTAGTTTTGATACTTTGCAGGAGGCTATTCCAGCTATTGTAGATTGGGGTAAGTTATGATGTTTGATAATCAGGCACTATGGCGTGCAAATATCTATCTTGAAGCTCTACAATCAAGATATTGTGCTGATGAATGGGTAAAGGGTTATGCGGAATCTTACCTGTTTTGGCTTGCGAGGGTATGATGATAATCTCATATAAGGTATACAGGCCAAATAGCCTACACTTCAAAGATATTCAACTATGTGGAGAGTTCGATAGCATAGATGAACTAATCAAACGCTATCGAATGGTAGAGAATCCACGCGGATGGTATATCGTCCCACTTTCAATCAAAGTAGAAAAGGAATAAAATGAAAATCTATTATACAGATGAAATGATTGCCAAGAACGAACCTAGGCCAAAGATTAGTCTTGAATCTAATATGACCTTAGAAGTAATTGTTGCTGTAGCATGTTTGGCAACGATTACCGCGGCAGTTTTTCTTATCTGTTATGCGCTGGTGAATTAAGGAGGTAACATGGCTAATGTTAAGTTTGCTAATAATCCGAGGTTGGTTATTGTCAGTTCTGGTAGGAAGGATAAGAAATGAGATTTAATTATAGTACGGATTATCATAACGCTAAAGATCATATTTATGGTATAGCTCATAATATGGGTAAAGATAGAGAGGAGCAAATTAAGTTAGTTGACGAATTACATAAAATTGAAATGAGATACTTAACTAATAAAAGTAGTAAAGAAGAAACTATTAAAGAAATGCTTTACATATTAGTTAATACTTTAAATGAAGGATAAGAAGTAATTCATAAATTGCATCTGCTCTTGGGCTTACTGTAAGTATATTAAATCCAAGAGCAGAGTGGAGGTTATGAGTTATGGCTTTTGGCAGTCAGAATAAGTCTAACTGGAAAATTACTATTGAGCATGGAGATATACCAGATTATCTTTATGAAAACTCAATAGCTAAGAATCCTAAATTTACAGCTGAAGTTAATACAACATCATTTAAAAAAGATTTTAAAGAAAAGGATATCTTAGATTGGTATTCTAGGGCATATCCTCACAGTAAAGTAATTAAGATTGAAAGGTTATGAGTTATGCCTGAGTGGTATTTAGTTGAGATAGACACAATCGCTGATGATGATGGAACTGAATTTAGATGGATGATTCCATTCAACTCTCTAGATGAGTTAATGACGTACAAGCTAAAGCACTTTAAAGCTAAGTATGCCATTAAATACATTCCAGATGAATTGCCTATTCTGTAATGATGAGTATCCAGAACCATATTACAGGTTTTGTTTTGGTAGATATTGCCAGGCACAACATTACTGGCTATTTGAATTAGGGATTAGATTAGGATATAACAATCCAGTTAATGATAATGGACTGTATCCTAATCTAACCTTAACGGAAGGACTGCGAATAATGGCGGATAAGTCACCTTACGATATCGATAAAGACGTTTACAATGCTTGGTTGGGAGATAAGATAATTGAGATCGAAGCATTAACTAAGGATGCTATCGAAGCTAGGATTATGGAAATCGCTAAGATTGAATTCCTAGCTAAAAGAGAATGGGCTATGCTCCATCAGCAATATGATAAGCTGGTCGGTCGTAAATCTATCCCACCTTGGCTTAAGGCTGAACGTGATAGCCTAATTAAAGAGCCTAACTTTAAAGTTGATTCTAACGCCGAACCTAGACCTAAGAATAAAGAATCCAAGAAAGAAAAGGAAGCTAGGGATATCAAGAACCTTTTAGGTATTGATATGAGGGATATCCTAGCCTCTGCTAAGAGTAAGGATAAAGAGAATAAGTCTGAGGCTAAAGCCAAGCCTGGTATTCTTGATAACCTGATTGGTGATTTGGTTAATAAGAATCCTAGAGTTGAGCCTAAAGTAGAATTAACTCCAGAAGAAAAGAAAGCTAAGGCTGATGCTTTTAGAGCCAAGATGTTGGCAGGTAAGAAATGAAAACAATCATAACATTTAATGATGGTAAGGTTGTTGAGTATGGATATTGTTATCCATGTATTGGTAGATTTGATATTCACATTAGACGTAAGGATGACAGTAAATTTATTGCTCAGCATAGTAAGATTGGTATCCTTAAAGTAGAGGTTATATTGAGAGATGAAGAATAAACTTAGATATCAGAAACGTATTCCAGGCGGTAGGAAATCAGTAGGAACTGGAGTAGAAAAGAAGATTAAAGATACTATTGAGCATCTTGCTAGGTCTGAAGGATGCACTAAATCGTTTGTCATTACCTATTTCCTATGTAAAGGGATGGGTATTAAGATGGGAAAGGATGAGGTTATTTGATGACTTATTTAACACCAGAAGAAAATGAAAAATATGAGTATGAAAAGAAATGTAGAGAACTACTAGATTTATTCCAAGTACTTGTAGAGAAGATTGTAGCAAATTACAAGTCTCCAGATATTGAGGATTCTGTAGCAGTAATAAATGCTAAACAAGCTATTATGGATTGGCTAGTTAATATTGGGCAAAGCTAAACGTAGAGGTTATTTGATGTCTATTGTATTTAATACTAAGTTCTTCGATATAAGGATTGTGGAAAAGGTAGGTAATCATAACCATTATGTAATCATGAATAAGCCAGATGCGATTGCTGTTCTTGGTTATATTAACTGGTTTCCTAGATGGAGAAAGTATGTATTCACTACTAATCACCATGATGTAACCATTTTTGATGCTACATGCTTAAAGGATATTGTAAAGTTCTTGGAATCTTTAGAGGAGAAATAAAATGGGAGAAGCTAAACGTAGAGGTGATTTATCTAGGCGCAAAGAAAATCCTAAAGGAGATATTTACAAAGATAAACAGAAGTCAAGGTTTAAGGTTTATATTCCAGAGTTGATTAATAGATTGAGTAAGCTACCTAAGGATAAGTAATGAAATTCCTTATAGGATACCCACAAAATCCATTTCTTAAGGAAAGAGCCAACTTAGTTGGTAAGAGATGGATTAGTATTAAATGGTATAGATATTATAAGTGGTATAGAGTTGACTGCTATAAAATAATGGATGGATTTATGATACATATAAGTAAGATATCCATTATAGTTAAATATAAAAAAGAACAATAATTTAAATATGTCAATATGTTTTATTACTGTCCACTAAATAGGACATATTGACATTCTTAAGCGATTGTGTTATAGTGTTGCTTGGAGCTGAAAAATGATTAATCCTAAAGCGATTAAGGGTATGTATTATGCTCTTAAAGTTATGGTAGTAGAGCTTATAGCTATCTATCTGTTTAAGATTATCGATAAGCTAGAGGCTTCATCTGCTCATGGTCAAGATAAGATTAAGCAGATTAAGTATGAGCTTGGCCTTAGAATTAACGAGAAGTAATCATGATGCTCCATTGCCCATTCTGCGATAATCCACAAGAGGTAATTAAAGAAATTGGTAAGATGCGACGTCTTGCCTGTAAACATCTTGTGGTTTATAATCCTGATTTGGTTATTGATGAGCCAACGAAGGATATCGAATTGAGTCTAGTTGAAGATAATAAAATACTAGATTCAACAGACCAAATCTATCTAGACATTATCCAAACAGACCCATTCAAAGAATCATTTACCAATTCCAAAACAGGAGATAAACCTTATCCTTTCCAATGGGAAGGTATAGAATTTATCGAATCTTCAGGATTCCGTTGTCTTATCGCGGATGAGATGGGACTTGGTAAAACTATCCAGGCATTAGGTGGTCTGGCTAAATTTAAAGAGAAGTTCTTCCCGTGTTTGATTATCGTTAAATCTAAACTTAAAACTCAGTGGATGGTGCAGCTCCTTAATTGGTGTGGATTGGATTTTATTCCACAGATTATTATGGATGGTAAGCTGCCACCGGTTCCGGGTTTTGATGTTTATATCTGTTCATACGATATCATCCGGAAATTCTCTAAGGATAAGACTGAGAAAGTTAAATCTAAGTGGGGTCATGAATATACCCAAGTAACAACTGAGAATCCATTTTATTCATTCGGGTTCAAAGGTATTATCATGGATGAGGTTCAATCTATTAAAGGTGAATCTCGTAGGACAATGGAAGTAGAGAATGTATGTAAGCAGGCTGAACATATCGTAGCATTATCAGGAACTCCGATTAAGAATAATGCCGATGAGTTCTATCCGATTCTACATATCCTTAAGCCTGTTATCTTCCCAGATAGAGATACATTCCGTAAGAATTGGGTAGCTATTGATGAATCATCTGGCTATCCTAAGTTTGCTGGTATTAAACATTGGAGACTAGATGATTGGGAAAGACTTACTGAGTCATTCATTCTCCGTAGGACTAGAGAACAGGTTAAAGATCAAATTGGTCTAACAGTTACTAAGGCTAATCGAATCTTCCATTTTGTAGACTTTGATAATCCTAAGACTAAAGCTGCATATATGAAAGAAGAAGCTGAGTTTATCCGGCTTATGGAAGATGACACTAAGAAAAAGAATCCAACTGAGATTATTGCCAGGCTATCAGTAGCTAGGCATATCATTGGAATTACAAAGATTCCAGCTATTGTAGAATATGCTGAGGAATTCTTACTTGAGACTGGTAAGCCACTACTAATTCTTACACATCATCAAGATGTATCAGAAGCTGTAGTTGCATTACTCTCTAAAGTATGTGCAGATGGTGGTTATGATTTACCTTTGTATTTCAAGGCTGGTCTTAGTGACGTAGAGTCTAATGAAATCATAACTAAAGCAGTTAATGGTAATATGCCATTCCTAATTGGTTCTACTCTAGCAATGGGAGAAGGAGTTGATAGGTTACAGCATAGATTCCATACAATGATGATTGCTGAAAGACAATGGAATCCTGCTAATGAAGAACAGGCTGAGAGTAGACTAGTTAGAATTGGACAGAAGAATGATTATGTAGATTGTATCTATCCAATTGTCGCTGGTTCTATCGACGAATGGTTTACTGAATTAGTTGAAGCCAAGCGTAGGATTATGAAGCAGACACTGGATAAGACGATTACTACAATCGATGACCATGATTTGCTTAAATCTCTATATGAAGCAGTAGTATCTAAGGGTAGGAAAAAGACTGCGAGAGGATTTTGATGCCTGAGCATAAAACAAGAATCATTGATAGAATCCAGCCACTAACGGATTATGAGAAAGAGAATCTGTATCTATCAACAGTAGAGCATTGGAAGAATAACACTATTCCAATTATCGAAAGAGCTATTAGGTTTAACGAGAAGCTATTAGAATCTTGTCAGTGGAGATTGAAAGCATTAAGAGATTTGCTTAAGGATAAACAAAATGAAAAGCCCGATAGAAAGAGCCTTGCTGCTGGTAGAGATTAATAATGAGTATCAAAAGATGTTGGCTGATTATGCTAGGATATTAGATATGCTTACTAGTCATGGATGTATTAGCCAAGTTATTCTAGAGAGATACTCGGCCAATGCAAGTATTGGAATGGCTAAAACCAGGCAACTATTCAAGGAGCTAAACAATGATAATTCACATCCATCTGACAGTAAAGACAAAAGAGGGTCTAAGACCAATTCATCTGGAGTTACACACTAAAGATGTAGATGGTCACTCTTATATTACAGATCATAATTTAGAGTTTACTCTTAAGGAAGCAATTAAGAATGCTATATTAAGTGAGGATATGTATATCGAGGATAGCTACGGGAATGTTTAAGACAAAGACATTTTATGTTATAGTAAATGAGGATAAGGTTGACGTAAGATACTTCAGGTCATATCGTGGTAAGAGTAAGAATGGAGAGTTCTTATTTACTTATGATATCTATCAGGCATTACAGTTATCTGATGCTGTCTCAGCGATTAAGGTAATAGAGAACTATAAGATTAGTGGTTATGTAATTAGAGTTGAGGCATCGATAGAGACATCACAAGTATCGAAAGTTTATCGCTATGAAAAAACTAACGCCAAAGATAATTGAGATTTGGGTTCATAAGTCTAAGCGTAATCCCAGGCTTGGTTATGCTGTAGCTCTACTCTTTCCATGTAATCATAACAAGTATCTTGGGATTACTTTGTATAAAGGAGATCCAGAATCTAGATCATATCGAACACAAGATGCAAGAATTATCCGATTTGAAGATTATGAAGTAATGGATAAGGAAGCCTGTAAGCTTTGTCCACATAATGATGAGGTTATGTGGCTGGATAGTCTACCTCATGCTGACCTTGAGGCTATGGCAGACGTAGCAGAGGCGATAGATAATGATTGATTCTGTCCTATTCTGAGGACAGTTGACATCTTTATTTGCCCGTGCTATGATGTCCACATTGTTGGGGAGTCCTAACAACGAACTCTAACCGGCCTACGGGCCACATTTGAATGGATAAAGAAAATGGCTTTTACATTGGTTCCTGTTACTAAGAATACCCGTGGTCTTAACTCGCGTGAGATTACTTACATGGCAGTCGGTAAGTATGAGACTAAAACTGTTGAGCGCGAGTCTAAGCCGCTCTTTAAGGAAGATGGTTCGCCTGATTTGGATGAGAAGGGTAATCAGAAGCGCGAACCGCTTGGTAAGGATGCGGAAGGTAAGCAGCTTACTTTTAAAGAGGAAGTTAAGGAGTTTAAGACTGACGGAGTTCTTACTGATGTTGGAGATGCTATGGAGCTTGTCAATGGTGACGAGCAGGTTTTCCTTGACTGCTTTGTTGAAGGATTTAATGCTCGCCAGTATGAGCTTGAGGCATCTAAGGATGAACTGGATGAGATTTTCCGTTCATTGAATGCTAGTGAGGATGTTCTTAAGACTCTCAAGCGTGCGGCTAATGCTGTCGCTAAGGCACTCGGTATGTCTAACACTGAAGGTGCTGAGCTTGTTAAGTCTAAGTATGAGGCTAAGCTGGCGGCTGCGACTGCTAGTGCTTAATTAGTTAACGGACTCATAGCAGTATAGTCCTTAAACTTCCCTGCTATTCTACATAGCTCAACTGGCAATCTGACGCTATGGTCTTATTAACGATTGCCCGGTTGATGTTTATTCAGATAATCCATACATGGTATGGGAATAAACTTACGATAACTCATGACAGATACCTTAAGTCTGTCGCTATTAAATAAAGATTGACTCTTAATAAAGAACTGCGCTAACCCCGACGGTAACTGGACTATCTGATTAAACTTAACCTGAAATGGTTTCTTTTAATCCATAGAAATATCGGGGAAAGAACGAAACCCAGTATTAAGAGTCATATGGTTTTTCCGGCTTTTCCCATCTTAAGGAAATAAAAGCCGGGCGCCATTATTTTTGTTGCTTTGAATATGAAAGCAACCGTAGGCTAGTTGCTGTATACGATAACTACAGTTAGGTTTATACCATACCGAACCCTAATCAGGTATACGTGCTTTAGCGAAGCTGAGTTTACACGTAAAACAAACTCACTACAATGGCCTTACTTATTTTATGATAGGTAAGGCCGTTATTATTTTAAGGAGATTTATGGGTGGTAAGAGTTATTTTCATTTATACCCTAGTTATTTAATGGCTAAACGTAAGTTTGAGGGGTTCTTTCCAGATAAATTAGTTAGTAAAAATTACTCTAGAATGAGGGCTGATTTAGATAATGGAGATATGCACTATTTTGGATATATAGTTACCTTAGAGGATTGTGCTAAATTCTATGGCTTACAATTTGATGAAATAGATATTCATCCAAATATTAATCCTAAATTAGCAGAGTGGTTTAGAACCAGACTTAAGTCTAGTATCTTTAACAGACTAGAACCACCTAAAGGAGATTTATGACAGAATACCAAGCCAAGATATTTAAGCTGTTAATTAAGTTAGTCCTCATTCTAGCTTGGGGACATAGAGATCAAGAAGTATTAGAAATTAAACGAGAACTTTACATATACTTGGAGAGTAACTAATGTTTGGTATGCAGCAGCTTGATAAGTGTGACATTTGTAATACACCAGACTCTGGTAAGTGTGATACTCTTGGCTGGTTTCATTATCATGTTTGTCATGATTGTAATTCCTATGTATCTAGTAAGCTAGCATTCAATGACAATTATATTAGGATGAGAGCAGCCATTAATCAGATTGAGAGATATCAGAATGGTGGAGATATTCAAATCGATCTTATCTATACCTATAAACTTGTTGCTGATTATACACATTCAACTATTAAATTTGTTAAATCATTATTTAATACGAGAATGCCAACAGGTAAAACTGACTCTAAAACACATTAATTAAATTCTCTCGCGCCCCCGTTACCTTGCTATACAGGTATGGCCGGGAGTTGCCGTAAGGATATGCGCCAGAAGGCCCATAGGATTGAATACGCGCCTTGCCAGACAACGAACGATTGCAGGGTAGACCGTTTACATGGTTCGTCCTACAATCGTTCGTCCTAGGGCATCCTAGCGGTTCGTCAATATTTTGACACTTAGATACTTAAAGCTAATGGCAAAATTAACATATAAAAATCACAACCAATCTAGTAAGAAAGCAATGAAGAAGATATATGATTGGTGCAGAGAGAATAATTTCTGTGTTAAGTCTGGTTGTAAGAATGAGACATTTAAGTTTCATGTATGTCAAGAGTGTAGAGCTAAGGCTTCTAAGAAGTATAAGAATAATGGGCGTAAGAGATTAACAAAGAGCCAGCTATCAGCTATTGCCAAAGAGAGGTGGAGAAAGATTCATGAATCTAGACTTGCTGAAAAAGCTAGTTAAGCTGGCTAATAATAATCCTAATGAACATGAAGCTAACTCTGCCGCTAGGCGAGCTTGTAAATTAATTGAGAATGCTGAGTTTAAATTTGTAGCTGATGTTAAACCTAATCCAATTTTTAATCCAAGTCCGGCTCAAGAAGATTTTATTAGGAATACTCAAAGGCCAGTTAATAATTATTATACACCAGATGCCTGGAGTTGGGTAGATGATTATATAAGGAATGCTAGCCAACGGAGAGAAAAGGCACGAGAAAAGGCACAAGAAAATAAAGCCAACCTAAAATGTTCCACTTGTGGAAAAGATTTAGATCCATTTTATATAGCTTTTGATTTAAATGTAGAGATTGAATCAGCTCCAGGTGTTAAACAAACTAAGACTTTATTTTTCTGTAGTAGAAAATGTCGAGGGGAATATGTAGGCTACAGAAAAACCCCTTGACACTAGCGTCCAGTCGTGCTATACTATCTTGGATGAGAGTATATGTCTGAGCCAAGAATATTAGCGATTGATTCTCAGCAATTAGATGCTATTCAGAAATGCCCGTTCTATACTTATTTAAGTTTCGTAAAGAACTGGCGTAATAATGAAGGTGCCATGCCATTAGAGCGTGGTGATTTGGGACATTTCTTACTGGAGAATTACTATAACCTTATTAAGAAGGAAGTTCCTTTTAATGAGGCTGTAGAGTATTGTATTGCTCAAGGTAGAGAGCATTATCAGGACTATCATGTTACTGATCTTGTTACCCTTGAGTGGACAATTAAGACATTCGTTCAGTATACAGATCATTATCGTAATGATGGGATGTTTATTCATTCAGTTGAACAACCATTCTCTATTGTTATCTATGAGTCTGAAGAACTGATCATTCTTTATCAGGGTAAGATTGACTTAGAAGCAACTCTCCCGTTGGTTGGTAAAGTTCCTATCGATCATAAGTGGAGAGCAATGAAAGCTGATTATACTCCGCTTGATAATCAGTTTATTGGTTATGCGGTTCATACTGGCGCTGACTTTGTTTATGTTAATGAAGTCGGAATGCAAAAGTCATATGAGCCAGCTAAGAAATTTCGTAGACTCCCCTTAGTAATTGGAGAGGGTGTTAAAGAGAGATGGATTAAAAATACCATTCAATGGGGTAAGATTCTTGACCATTGTTTGCAGAATGATAGTTGGCCTCAGTCTCATTTAAAGGTTGCACCAATGGGAATTAGCCAGTGTGGTAAGTGCTCTTTTCAATCTATCTGTAACTCAGAGAATAATGAAGTAATGAAGATGAAGATTGAAAATGAGTTTCATCTTAAGACACAATGGGATGTCGGGAAAGTTCTAGAGACTCAAGATGACGAAGCATCTACATAAATATAAGTTAAAGAACCTTAGTAGAGATCCAAAGAAACCACCTTACTGGGTTTACATTTGTATTGATCAAGAGTGTACTCATCATATTCAGTGTGAATTAACAGAGGGAAAACTGTCAGCTTGTAATAGGTGTGGTGAATCATTCGTAATGAGAAGGGCAAAGTTATTTACTCCTAATCAAAAGTGGATGGTTCATCCTCATTGTGATGATTGCACTAAGGGTAGAGTAGCCAAGAAGAAAAAGGAAGTTAAGGAAAAGCTGGATAAGAAATTAGATTCGTCATTAGATGATTTGCTTTCTGGTATATTACCTAAAGGTTTGTAATGTATGTCAGTAATGCAAGACTAAGTAGAACAACTGAGATTAAACCAATGCCTGTATCACTTAAGTCTGAGAAGTATGAAGAATATTTCCGTGCTCTATTTGTTGGGCGACATGGTAGTGGTAAAACAATCGCCGCTAATAGCTGGCCCGGTAAAACTTTGGATATTGACTTTGATAATCGTCATACTCCTTTGCTTGATTGGTATCAGAACACCAAGATAGCTAATGATGAAATCTATGTAGAGGTTATCGACGCATATAATTGGTGGACTAAGTTCAAGCCACTGATTAATGACCTGATTACTAAGTTTAATCCATATCAGAATGTTTGTGTAGACTCTATTACCAATATGTCTACCACCGCTGTAGTAATGCAA